CATAGGTACTGGTTCTGAACTTACAAATGGTTCAGCGAATGTATTATAAGATTGTTTGATTCTATACTCAATTTCAGTAGTAGGATTAAAATCTGTAGTATTTCCATTCCAGCTTTGAGCAGCTGCGCTTAGAACTCTTTCATTAAATACATTAACTGTTTCATTATCAACACCGCTTGTTGCTCCCAACCAACCCCAAATTTCAACACCTTTAGCATCTTTAGCAATAATTGCATAACTTGAGTTTCCACTTTCAAGAGCATCCCAATCACTAAAGTCTTGTTTGGTATCTGAAATAGTTGCTGCAGCATCAGTTAAAACTGCTGAAACTGTACCAATATCTTTGTCAAAAACTCTAACAGCAATTTCATAACCACCTGATAGAGCCCCAGAAGTTAATTCCATATCAGCTCTTAAAACTGCTGAATATGTTTCAAGGACATCTACAATCCAAATTGATCCTCCTCCAGTATCTTTAGCTTTTGGATCAAATGAAACTTCAAACGACTCGATGATTTCATCTTCACCATCTGATTGTTTTTCATAGATATCTAATATGTAAGTATCCCAAAGAGTTGGGTTCGCAGCTTCAGTAATTCTTACTCCTAAATTATTGTACCATTGTCCTCTTCCAATCGGAAAAAGAACACAAACTGGATAAAGTGGAGCTGTAGAAACTAATGCTGTCTTAATAGATGCTTCATCATCCAAACTATCCACAAATGTAATTGAGATTGTAGCTGTAGTATCTGTAGATGCAAGTGTTGCATCAAGTCTCATATTTGCATATAAAGCATCATCCGGAAGAACTCTAATCCAAAAGAGAGATCCAGATTCTCCTAAATAATTATATGCATTATACGGACCTTGTCCATAATTTTTTCCATAAGTTCCAATATTTGGTTCGCCGAACTCTGAAATAAAGTCGGCTCGTGAACCGATAAATCTTAATTTGTTGTCCTCTCCTTTCTCTGTTATTCCACACATAAAGCCAATGGTTGAAGGTACGGCCTGTACGAATGTAGAAAGGTCGATAATTTTGGTGTATACACCTGGTGATACATTTTGAGGCATAGCTCAAATTCCTCCTATTATATTCTCTCTATAATATTGTTTTTCTCTATAAGTTTAGCTTCCTTTCTATTAGACGTACAAAAACCACCTGAAAATTATTCGTCTATCTGAAGTCTTAATAAGTGATGGAAATGTTACTCTAGAAAATAATGTAAAGTTTTCACTTCCATCAGTTCCGAACCCTCCTGATGAGGATTCTGCTGTATATAATCCTGCCTCACTTAATTGATAACTATTTGCGTCATTAATTCCGATGGTAGTGGTTATTTTTATAACTAACCATTTATCATCATTCATTGCGTCTTGCTCAAATTCAACTGAATCAAATGGATGTTTATAACGACCTATTTCTGGATGATCAGCATCTGTAATAGTCCAAATATCTGAACTAGATGAATCGGTCGCATTAATCATAATTAATGATTCTAAATCAGTATCTGTTAGAATAGGTGGTATCGGATCAAGAGGATCCGCAGGGAGAACACCCCCGTCGCCCAGACCAAACCATGTTACAAACTCCTCTCTAGTAGATGTTACCATTGAATTTTCAAAGTTCATCATTCTCTGAGCTAGTTGTTCTCTTCCCTGATATAAAACTAGATTATGTCTTCCGACAAGTTTTCTTTCACCGTTTTTATCTTCTTCATAAATTTCAACATACCCTTCTGGTTTTCCTCTAACCCCTCCTCCTCTATTAACGGAGTCTCCCAGGCATTTATCTCCATAGAAATCTCTGATTTCAATCTCTGTAGTTTTGATCTTTTTATCGGTCATGGTTTAAGTCCCTTTTCAAATGATTGACGATACACTTTATATTTTGTTCTTATTAGGTATCACGTTTGGAACTATATATATTAATAAGTAAAAGGAGGTGATATTGATGGTATTTAAATTTGAAGTTTCAATTGATGGTAAAGATTGGCAGTCTATTCCCGAGCAAATCTTCTATGATTCTCTATACAGACACGTGACCAAAATAACTCCACTAATCAAGAACCTGCTCGAGTCCAAAGTGGCGGTATATGGGAATACACGATACCGGATATTATGCTTGAAAAAAGAAATAGAACGCAGTCCAACAAAAAATGAAAAGAAATAAAGGAAGGCACTGGGTAGTAGGAGCTATATATTTGTCCTACTATAATATATACCAGTGCCTTCCGACGGTTATATAGATATATCTACGTTTTTTTGTTCTAAATTTTACTCAAGGAATGTGCCGCAATTAGCACAATACTTTGCAGCAGAAGTTGATCTGTTACCACATGTTGGGCATTCGACTTTTCTCTTAACAGTCATTGCCTCTTGTATAGGTTTATTGGTTTCACCAGTTAAACCTTTTAAATTAATAATAATAACAGTGGAATCTTCTAGCTCACCAACGCTTGAATATCTAAATGATTGATGAACCTCTGAACCTTTAACAGTAATTCCTTCATCTGCATTAGGAACTGTTTGATCTTGAACACCCAGAGAATCCATAGTCACGTTACTTTCAGAAACACTTTGGGCATTCATCATGGAAGTAGATTGTTCTTCTGGTCCGCCTGCACCTGCAGTTGATATGTCTATCGTTGAATCACCACCTTTAGAAAGAATCCCTCTTGAAGTATTCCAATCAGGTGTGTTGTAGTAAGTCCATCGAATTGGCTCATTATGATGGTAGTGATGGTGATGAACTTCTTCAATAGTCTTTTTAATCCATGGCTCAGGTTGTGGTTTCTCATAAGCAAACTCAATTCTAATTAGTCCATCATCTACTTTGTCGCCTCGATGATCGGCAATCTGTTTTGTTTTGTTAATAAATCGAAAACGATTGCGTGCAACATTTCCACGAAGAAACCCCTGTAATTCAGTTGAACTATTTGCATCAAGAATCAACGAATGGTTATCAAGCACATCTTCACCATCAATAGATACATTTACAGAAGCTCTTTTTGAATTGAGGTTTTTGAGATAGAGAGAGTATTCACTCTCAAATGGAAGGTAGACCGCCCCATCTTTAATTCTTAGGATACGGCCGTTTACTTTTACTTCAGCAACGAATTTGTCTTGGTATGTCATTTTATTATCTCCTTTACAGGTCACAGACTAAGACCTCATTTTTGTATTTAAAGTCTGTAGGATTAACGTAGAAATGCCTATATATGTATGTTCTAACTATATATATTAATTACTAATAGAACGGAACCATTATCGTTCTCAAACAACATCGGAGGTATTATGAACCAAAGAGGTTTTACACTAATTGAGATCCTGGCGGTTGTTGCAATCATTGGGATTCTCGCTGCAATCGGAGTTCACAAATTTATGAAATTTGATGAATCAGCAGCCAGAGTTGTTCTTCGAGATGCAGTAAGCAAGATCAATGTTGTTGAAATGCAGCATTGGACTAATGTGAAGCTCTCGGAGGGTTACAAAGATGATGATCAGGTGTTTCAGCTAGTTAAACCCGATCTGATTGATCTTTGTAATTGGCAAGGGATCCTTCCAACTGGTGGAACAATCACCATAAAGGATTACAGTTTAAAGTTGGAGAGAACAACATCATCAACGAACCAGTACGCTATTTGGAAGGAGGTTACCTATGGCGGATAAAAAAAAGTTGCTCCATTATTGTGACAAGTGCGGTCACGATAATGGGCTACCGATTCAACAATTAAAAAATTCTAGGGGAACATGTCAATTATGCGATCGTGTTATTGGTCCGCTAAATGAGACCATTGAAGAGAATCATGTCCCCAATGATATTCCTGCTGAACCGATTCAAATAGGGACATTTCTAATTGAGCAGATGCATGGATTTCTTCCAGGTATGAATCCAGCCATTATTCACCCCACTCTCCCTTATAAGATCGAATCCCAGGATCTAGTCATCTATTTTCCATCAATAAAAGACGATCTAAAAGGAAGGAAAACGCTCATTATTGCTAATCCAAAGGATGGAGTTCAATTTCGAGTCATCATATCGGAAAGCAGGAAAGCGAATAACGTTGGCACAGCCGACGATAATTCATAAAGGGTTATGAGCCCGAGCTTATACTGCTCGATAAATCCTCTCTCTGCGAGTCCCATGCTTATTGAGGTGGGGGCAGAAGAGGTAAAAAGTGGGGGCATATGCCAGTGGGGCCATAA